GCGCAGGTTTAAATAATTTTTCTTAGTCGCTGGTGCTTCGGCAACATTGATTCCGCGCACAGGTAAGTTCTGCTCCGCAAGCCTATCCACCACGCCTGCGCCCAAACCAATCACGTCAATCAATATTTCCTGCGGTTTCTCTATCGCAGTACACTCGTCATACATATTCTTAATCACACCACATAACTGCATCAAGTCCATAGATCTAAACGACTTAATACTCATAACATGGTTTCCCTGGCGTATACACAAAGCAGAGTTATCTCCGCCAAATCGTGCAACATCTAGTCCCCATATAATCGGTGCGTTAGCTGTAAGAGAGACATCCCTATCGACTGCTGCCTTAACTAAGTCCATTGGTATGACAGTATCATCATCGGCGGATGGAAATTCTCCCATCACCTCCACGCGCGCGACTGTGGAATCTTCGCCATACTGCTCAATCATCGTTTGAAAGAGCTTTTGGTCTGTGCCTTCTACGTTTCGCGAGTCTATCTGCTCGTTCTTCCAGAAGGATTGCTTAGAGTTGAAGCTGTCGTAGAATGGCCCTGTGTTTCGGCGCGGGTTGGAGAAAGTGAACCAATAGCGGTTGCGCGTGGGTTCGGAGAAGAAGCCTTCGGAGACAGAGTAGATGGGCGAGGGGATACCTGATGCCTCATCCATGATTAAGCAAACTCCGTAGGAGGAGTGAATACCAGCGAAAGCGTCAGGATTCTCTTCGCTCCATAGCTGCGCCTGCGCGTAGTAGTAACCAGTGTCTATCTTTAAGTCGTTTACTAGTGCATCTTCAAACCATTGCGCTGGTTTAATCGTTGTGGCTGTCTTGGTAAACCAATGAGAATTAATAGATAGCGTTAGCCACTTACCTAACTCTGCCCATGTTCTTGAACGAAGCTGTTGCTCGGTGTTAGCAGTTACGATTATGGTTGCACCTAGTCTTGTTGATAACATCCATAGAATAATCCATGCGACAAGTGCTGACTTACCAATACCACGACCTGATGCTACAGCTAGTCTAAACATCTCTGGTAGGTCTAATACATTGTTACGCTCAATGTGTATTGCCATTTCTCGTAAAATTTTTTCCTGCCACTTTCTTGGTCCTTTAAAGTTCTCAAGGGGGGTGTCTTTCTGTCCCCATGGGAATACATACTTAACAAAGTTTACTGGGTTGTCTTTAATTGGACCTGACCATAGTTCGGTCATCAATTCCTTTTCTAGTTTTACGCCGTATTTCATATATTAAAAAAAATTAAAAAATTTTAGTTCAGTAGTTATACATATATCACCACCGCCATGCAAAGAAAGGGGGGGTCAAATGCGAAATTACGAGAGAATTATGCATTAGTTAAAAAGGGAGCAAAACTATATGCTCGCACTCGCCCCACCCTTGTTATTCATCCGCGCCCTCGCTGTCGCTAACTGTCGCAGCGCGAGTGCGCTTTGGGAGAGCGCCAGACGGAGCGTGGTCTATTATCCTAGCGCGTGCGTCTGTGAGAACATTCTTTAGATCTAGGTTGTAATTAACTTCCTGGCGATCCGCCCAGTTGTCTGGGTCGCGATTCTTTAGGAAAAATATCGCGCTTGTTTCTTTACCATCCATTGCGTTTTGGAATACTTTGTTGGCCACGAGCTGCACGGCTTTGTACTTTCCCTTTTTTATAGCGTGTGCAAATTGCTCGTTACGTTTCTTTTCTCTAGTTATTGTTGAGATGTTTACATTAAGCAATGTAGCGATTTGGCTTTCATTTAAGCCATCTCCAGACCATAGACTGATCTGTTTGTATTCTTCTTCGCTTAGATTAGATAGCTTTCTTTTTCTACCTGGTTTTCCCTTTTCCATGCTTTATTTTAGGGTATTTTGCACATTTTAGGTAATTAATTGCACATTTTTAACTATATTATGTTGTATATTGGGTATATATATGTATAATGAGTATTGTAAGGTAATTAAATCTTACATACTTTGGAGAAGTAATATGAGAACAATAAACACACAAAAACTAAATGGTTATACAGGAACAGAACTTTTAACCATATTAAAACAAACTTTTATGGCTAGAACTTTGGTTAGAAAAAACCAAAACATTACAAGAAAAGATATAGCCAATGCACAAAAAGAAATAGTAAAAGTTTTATGGAATAAATTTCCTGAAGTTGCAAAAGCTGAAGGCTTAAAGAAAATTAAAGGAGTTAAATAACCAATGACTATTAAAAACAAATCACACAAAAGCATAATAGGACAGCTACGAAAGAAGTATGGATTAAAAGATAACACGCCAATACATAAGGTAGAGATAGCAATGTCTCCAAAAGATTGGAAAGACTTTAGCGAAGCACTTACCTTTCCTAATGGTAAACCAACGAGGGATAAATAATGAAACCATATAAAACAATAACTTTTGGCATGGCAGAGTTTGCCTACGCAAGACACCTAAGAGATGAGCTAGGACATACAGGCGAGATCATATACCCAAATAAAGACGCGTCTAAGCAAGACAGAGACGGCGTATGGCTTTTATTAACAATAACAGGGGAAAGGCTAGGCACAGTCTCCCCCAATGGCACAGTGAGGACGACATGAAGCGACAGGACATACCAAAACATTTAAGACATTTAACAGATGAAAAGCTAAAAGCATTATTCTATTTATTTAGAGGGAAAATATGAGCAACTTACACAATGAGGAACATTTAGAAAACGTACACCACCAAGTTGTAGAATGGGACAGAAAAGGCCTATTAGATACAGAGGTAAATGCAATAGCTAGCTGCTATAACTTGCATGAAGATGATGATAGGGATGAAATACTACAATACATAGCAGAGAATGTGTTTTATAACAAAGAGGAGATCATACTATCATGAATGGAAAAGGAAGCAGACCAAGACCAATACCAGATAAAAAAACATTCGCGGAGAACTGGGATAAGATATTCGGCAAGCGCGAAAAGAAAAAAGAAACCAAAGAAAAAAAGAAATGATACAATAACCTTTTTGAATGGGCGTTAGTATCTTAACTCTCCAAAGTTAACCCCTAAAACGCTAGCGCTCATTCCTCGTCATCCTTAATACAAAAAATACCACACTCAAAGTTATAAGATTTCAAATCCCTACCCTTTGCATCTTCTGGCAGTTCTCTAAGAGGTATTCTTTTGCCCTTATATCTAACCAAGTTAGCACCCAGTTCATCTGATAACTTCATACGTTCTTCAAACACATCAGGGAATGTTTCTCTTACTAAGTTCCAATAAGTAGGTGAACTAGCTTTAACACAACCAATACAATTAGCGTTGGGATAGCCAAAAGAATATATCTCAGGTAGTTTGATTCCAGCTTCTAACAAAATATCAAAACAACCCTGCTTAGTTATATTCGCATCAATCAATACAGTTAATAAATTATCTTTTTGATTATCTCTAAACCTTACAGCTCTTTTTTCCTCATCAGCAGTAAAACCAAGAACAATATAATCAGTTGGGTTATTAATCTCCCACACCTGCCTAGCATGTTTCTTTAAATGTGTAGTACAAGGCGCGCCAAAATTACCTGCCATATATTTACGTTCACGCCAGACAGTCTCACATGACTGATCTGGAAACTTTGGATTAATGGCAAACTCAATATCAACACCTAGCCATTGCTCAATATCTTTCAAAAATCTTTGATTATCTTCGTGTTCTTCCTTAATAGGATTATTAACAACACGCACGCGGTTAGTATCTCCATATAACTCAATAGTTTTCTTAGCCGCCACCGCGCTTGCCGCACCACAACTAAACCAAACTGTAATATCCTTATCTTTCATCTAACAACCTTTTCAACTCTTTGAGTTTCTCTCTTCTCAACACACGCAACGCTTCAATTATCAATTCATTCTCCGCTATCTTTTTCTTTATATCTTCTATCTCTTTATTCACCCCTCGCACCGCCCTCCACCCCCTCGCGCTACTCACGAACTAACTCCGCTAAACCAACTAATAAAAAATGTTTCTTACCTCCGCTCTGGGACTTACGCAAACGCTTAGGCTCTCCCTCTAGCACGATCCATATCAACCCTGCCTCGCTCAACTCCGCTAGCGCTCGCCCAACGCTTTTCCTAT